TCGCCCGTTGCGGCAACGCGGGTCGCAACCGGAACGTAATAGTTCGAAGCCGTAGCGCGAGTGTCAATCGTGATTCCGGAACCGGCAGCAGCGGTGACACGACGCCCGGAGTCGAGCTTGAAGGTCTCGAACCCGGCAACCGGACCAACGTAGGAGCGCTCGTAAGCGTTCTGCGGGAGTCCGGAGAGCGTGGAACGATTGGCGAGATCGCCCGACAGGCCGTTATAGTCGCGGCTGTTGAGCATCAGGAACCGATCCTGCGCCGGAATGCCCTGCTCGTTCATCGCTGAATCGCACAGAGCTACGTGGTCGTATTTCCCGGCAGTAGCCGAAGTCGTCACAACCAGAGTGCCCTGAAGATCCGCGACCGTCAGAACATCGCTGTTGATGCGCGATGCGAGATAGTCGGTCGAAGCCTTGCCGAGCTGGCTGTTGCGAAGTGCATCGCGAAGCTCCAGCGCGTCGAGCGTGAAGGTGTCGTTCGGCTGATAACCGAGGGTCGCGGGAACGGAGAGCTGCTCCTTGCCCTTGGCCGAAACTGCAGAACCGACGATACGGTCCTGCCCTACAGAGATATACTGCTGCGGACGCCAGATGGTGTCGCGGGCGCGCTCCATAAGCTGGCCGTCAGTGCCGTAGATGTTGACATTCTTGGAGGCGACGAGCGCATCCTGGAAGCCCTCGATTACGTCATCGAACGCGACCCGCTCTTCCTTTGTGAAATCATTGGTAGCCATTGTTCAAATCCATCTCAGGGACACGACGCCTCACGGCGTGGGAGTCCGGGTTGCCTAATGGCTCTTGGCTTTGAGCTGGCGTTTGTAGGCGATCACTTTGGTGCGATTGCCTGTTTTCGCAGCCTCGGCTTCGAGCCGCTCCAGTGTCTTATCCGTCAATCCTGAGAGCGGGGCCGAGCCTCGCACTTCGGATTCCGGAGAAGTCGTCACCTTTCTGCGTTCCATCTTGGCCTTGTCCTCCAATTTGGCTGCCGCGAAGGCGAACTCAATCGGGTCTTGGATCGAGGCGAGAGCCTTCAGCTTTTCCGGATGCTTACCGAGCGCGTAGACGAGCTGCGCTTTGTTCTCGGCACCGTGAATGAGTATCCGCTGCTGCACCTGGGAGAGTGTCCCAAGAACCTCAGCTTCGGCGTCATCGAAATCCTTTACCGGAAGCGTCTGCTTCTGTTCGGCAAAGATAGCGACTTTCGCCTCGAACTTCTCACGCGCGGCGGCCTGTTGCTTTTCAGCTTCAGACCTTGTCGCCTCCTCAGCCTCCCTGCGGGCATTCCATTCCCGCCAGGATGACTTGAACTTGTCCTCGTCCCAATCGCAGGCTTCGAGTGTCGGTTCAGGCCCCGCATCGGGGACCTTGGGCGCTGTTTGCTGTTTGAGAGCATCGCGCTCGCGGACCACTTCGCGGTATTGCTTTCGGAGGTTCCGTAAAACTTCGGAATCTCGTTCCTCTGAGGCTGGCGCGGCCTCATCTCCAAACGAAACGACAACTTCCTCTTGCGATTCTGTGTCGTTGGTTTCTTCCTCAGTGTCAGGTTCGATCACCTGATCTTCGGTCAATTCCAGAACTTCGTCCGGTTCATCTGCCATATTTGACCCTCTCTCACCGTTGCGGCTGGTGGCTGCCGATGAGAGGAAATTACGCTGTCAAGAGGGGGTGCGCGGACTTTCTGAAGTCGATATTTTGTGCTAGTCAGAGGCCATGACTGAAGGCCGCTATTCCGTCTCCGAAATTGATCTGATGCGCAACTTGGTGGTCTACCTGACACGGGCGACCGATAGGAACGCCAACGACCATAAGATCGAAGATCGGCTCCGCACATACATGCTTAACGGCACGACGGTGGAGGAGCTTCGGGCTGCCGCGTATGAAGCTGAAGACGAGGAGATCAGGAGAGACCTTCGCAAGGTAAAGGCCGCTCGTGGAGATGTGGTGGCTTACTCTATCAACAGCCGCGGCGAGAGAATTAGCGCCTAGGCCGCAGTGCCGCGAATGTTTGCCCGAGCGGCCTGAACAAGCTTCGCGCGGGCGTTGGCCGCCTCGATCGCAAGCTTCTGCGGCATGTGCGCCGTGTCGGTCTCGATGTTCTGCGCCTGTGCCGCGTCCTTGCGGATTTGAACGACCTTGTGCGCCTGTTCCAGACCATCGGGCGGCTCGGGAACCTGCGGCCCTCCGCCAACGGCATTTGCCTGAGCGAGCTTGAGCACGGTATCTGCCCTCCGCTGCTTCGCGGACGCTGCGAGGTCCTGCGCTTTCGCTGCTGCAACCTGATCCTCCGACGATGGCGGCTGCTGCTGAGCCGCCTGCATCTGCTGCGCCAGTTCCTGTTTCTCTTCGTCGGTCGGCTGAACGACGCCCTGCTTGATCAGGTTCATCCGGATCCACTTCTGAACGTCGTCGATTCCCTCGCCGTCCATGTTCATCAGCGCGACCTGGGTAAGCACCGTCTGCAATCCCTGATCGGAAGTCGCCTGCGCCATTCCGATTAGCGATTTGACCGTCGCATCCTTCCGGCTCTGCGAGGATGGACCGACATCGACGAACACCTTGAACTTGCCGTTGGCGAAGTCGTTGAGATTGACTTGAGCCCCGCTCGATACCGCCGGTTGATGGAGGCTTACGCTCTGCCGTCCGCCCTGATCGTCAAGGGCGTCCATCGTGCGATCTTCTTCGACATAGAGTTCGGCGGCCATGCCAAGCCAAACCTCGCCTGAGCGCTTCATCGCCTTGGAGAAGTTGTCGAGATAGATGAACGTCTTTGCATCGGAGCGCGTGTTGACGAGCTGAATAGCTTCAGCCGACGTGTTCGCCGGAACCTGCTCGGGCTGATCGTTGGCTCCGAGCAGATCGTCAACGTCGTTGCCTGCAAGCTCGACCATCGCTGCAAGCGCGGCGGGAACTTGCGGCGGCGAGACGGTCCCGATCTGTCCGGCTTGAGCGATAGAGCCGTCCTCGTTGCGAAGGACGCGAGCAAGGGCAAACGGAGCGCGCCGAACGTTGCCTTCCGCCCAGTCGGCCTCAAGCCCCGCAATCTGCTCAGGATCGAAGATCGGCTTCTCGAATGGAGAAATTCCCGCAATCTCCGCAAGCTGCGAGATTTCGGCATTGTAAGCCCGCTGCGGGTCTTTGGCGTAGCGAGTGTGGCCGGCGCACCGCTCGATATTGTCGATCACCCAACGCTTCGCATAGAACGGAATGATCGGAATGTTCGTCCCAGCGACTGTCTCTTCTGACAGAACCTCGTTGCCGGTGATGATGTATTTGATGATCTTGGGCCGCTTGACGATCCGCGTCCGCTCGATCTTCCAGCCCTGAACCTCAAGGCCCTTCAGCGTTTCCGACGACGGGTCGAACAGAACCTTGGGCTCCGTGATCACCGGATGGGATAGCGTGATCTTCTTCGACTTGCGCTGCTCGACCTCGTAATACTCAGCGACGGTGTAAAGCTCTGGCCTGAACCATTCATAGGTCGTGGCGGGAAGCATCGCGAAGTTGGCCGGGATTGCGTCGGGGTATTGTTCCTCGAATGCATCCGGGCTCATGCCGTTCAGGACGAAACAGAACTTGGCATCCTTCTTGTCCTGACGCCGCGAGTCACCGTCGAAGAACACCCGCATGTCCGCATCGGTAATGGGCTCGAAGCAGATGCGCTGGTAATCGTTGTCGGGGTCTGAATCGTCCTCGTACATCGCACGGAGACGCCACGCGCCCATCCCGCCGCCGACACCTTCATCGAACGCCGTGTCGTAAGCTTCCTGAGCGTCGTATTCCTGCTCGTCGGCGCGGTAGAGGCCGTTTAGGGATTCCGCTGTCTTATCATCGGTCGCGTCGTCGTCGGGGCGGAACTCGACCCCTATCCTGTTCGAACGATAGTCCGAGAAGATGCGGACGATTTCCTTGTGGGTCTTGTTGATCTCAAGGCGCGGCGCATTCTCGAATTGAGAACTCCACTCGTCGTCCCATTGAGCGCCGCGTATCGTCGCGAAGCGGCGATCCTCCAGGCATTCCCTGCGCTCGAACTGCTGGACGTTCCAGATGGCGTCGAACCGCTTGAGCGCGCGTGCGTGGAGCTGCTCCCACTGTTCCTGCGGATCGGCCATCCTCGCGGGGATAGCGTTGGGTCTAGCGGTATGCGGACTTTCTGAAGCCCGTTACCGTTGACGGGACGTAGGCCGTTTCACCATCTCGCGGTTGGCGCTGATAGCCAAGCATGACTTCGGTAAGCGCCCAAACCAGTGCGTCCACGCGGTTAGGCGATCCTTCGCCCACAAAGCCACTTCCTGTCATCAGGCACATCTCATCCTCAAGCGCGGTGAATGATCCGACATGGCTCACTCGACCCTGTTCATAGAGCGCAGACACCGGCTCTGCCCTTGCGACCTTTCCGCGACTGGCGACAACCTCCTTGAATGGAACCGACCCATCGGCGGCCCTGATAACAGCGCCCACCATCGCGCCGCCGAAATTGCGCTCAGCCACAACCCGATCGCCTTTGTGCAGGTGATAGGCGGTTATCGACCGGCGCGCCCAGCCATCAGGAGACAGCTTGCAGGTGCAGTCCTCCAGCACATAGCCGCGCCCATCTATTCCACGGCCCGCAACCACGATTCCAACATCATCACCCTCATCGTCTCCATTCGTGCCGCTTGGGTCGATCGCTACGACTACACGAGCCATCTCCGGAGCTTGTGCAACCCGCGTCGTGTCCAACATCGCCCGTGTCCACAGAGCGCCTGGAACGTCGTCAACGATCTCGCCGTCAAGCTCCTGCCTACCGAGCCTCGTTCCGGCATATTTCGCCATGATGTCCTCAATGAACTCAGGAGCGAGGTTGTCTGCATTGTCCAGCGTCTTTCCGCGCGTCACCGCCGTTCCCGCCTTAGCCATAATGTCCTTGATGATCGGGATTGGCCGGGGCGTCGTCGTAACCAGAACCTTCGGAACGCCGCGCCGCATCGTGAATTGCAGCATGTCCCACGTCTCTCTGGCTTTGGAGTATTTGGCCAGCTCATCGACCCACGCGGTATCGAACTCAGGTCCGCGAAGCTGATCCGGCTCGGTTCCGTTGTATCCGTAGGCAACAGCGCCATCGGGCCACTTGATCCGAACCGGCTTATACCGAACCTCCGGAGCCTCGCTTTCAGGCGACACCTTGATCAGTCGAGGGATCATGACCTCTTCAAGATCCTTTTGAGTCTCCGCAACCAGCGCAATCATCTTCGCGCCGTCTCTCACCCGTTCCCTGATCCACTGAGCGCCAATCTCGGTCTTTCCGAAACCTCGACCAGCCAAGACCAGCCACGTTCTCCAATCGCCATCCGGTGGGAGCTGTCCAGGCCTAGCCCAGAACCGCCAATCGTATTTGAGGCCGGCTAGCTGCTCAGTGCTGAGTTGAGCTAGCCACTCCTGCCGCTCTTGCTCGCTCAACGAGGCCAGCAATTGCGCTGGTGACAGCATCAGCATCTTCCCGCACCTTCTGGTTGATCTCGATTGCAGCTCCGTCCTTGCCGGTGAGTTCGGTCTTGTCCTTCACCAAACCAAGCAGCTTCCCCATTCCCATGACGGCGGATATTGCGGCACTTGGCTGTTCGACAGACCTCGCCAGCTCGCGATCTTCCTCAAGCATGCTGACGAGATCGGCGACCGTCTTTTCGGTCCTTATTGCGGCTCGTTCCTGAAGTTCGGTCACTCGCGCCTGCACCTTAACATCGCTTAACAGTCTAGATGCTGCGGCCTCCGCTGAGTTGCCTGTCGCCGAATATCCTGATGCGCGATAAGCAGCCGATGCGTTTTCACCCCTAGCCAAGGCTTGCGCGAACAGCTCATGCTTTCTGTTTTCGAGAGCGGGCATCACCCAGCCTTCTTCATCGGTTGAACAAATCCCGCATCGATCAAAGCCTGTAATAGCTTGGCCGAGCCTTCCCGCGCGTCTTTCTCAAATCGGTATTCGCAATAGTCTGCGGGATCGATCCGCTTGTTGCGCTGGCGGCAGTTGATCGGAGGCTCCTCAACGTCCTCCCTAGCCGGGTAGAACTTGCAGCGCACAGAGGCTCTGGATCGTTCGGGAAACAGAGCGCACGTCTCGTCAAGGTTTAGACCATCATCGATAGCCTTTTGGAGTTTCTCAACGTCCATCGGCTTCCATTTCGCCACTGCGCGAACGGGCTTTACGAACCTACCTGAGCCCTTGCCGCTAGTCGATGTGATCATATCCCACCCCGCCCATTTCCTCACTGACCCGTAGCTACAGCCACCACCCGAATTGCCATCTCCATTAACCGAACCGCCTCCGCGGCAGCCGCCGTTCCGACCGATAGACTCAGAAGGACGAGAACCAGCTTCACGCGTCGGCCTTCCGGTTCACTTCATCGATCGCCAGCTCCCACAATCTTGCGAGACGGGATTCTTCACGGCGCTTGTCTCCCATCTGCATCTCAAGCTCGAATATCTCGTCTCGAACCGAGTTCAGCTTCAGTGAGACCTCGCGTAGGTCGTCCAGTGCGTGTTTCATGCCGCCTCCACAAAGGCTGAAATGCGGAAGTCATAGCGAACCTTCACGTTGCCGCGTCGGCCCGGATAACCCTTGCGAACCTTGGTGACGCACAAATCAGCGTCATGCTCGCCACGGTGATAGGACAGCCCGAAGTCAGCCTTGTTCGCCCAGTTTGCCGAGCCGGAGATATCCAGCAGCCGGGGCATCCTGATCTTGCCCTCGAACGGCTTCGTCGGGTGTGCGGCAATCCAGAATGCTACGTCATGAACCTTGGCGAAGCGCTTAATCGCTCTCAATGCTCGTCCGATGTAGACCGTCTCCGGCTCGTGCGGGCGCATCTTGTGCTCAAGCTCGTTCCACGGATCGAGGATGATAACCCGCGTTCCGTCGCGCTGAACCGATACCCGGCACAGAGCCAGGAAGGCTTCGATATCCAGCTCCTCGTCCTCGTCCACCGATTGGGTGATAATCCGCAGCCTCTCCCGCATGATCGCATCGCACGCCGATGTGTTGGCTGATTTGAGTTCGTGAGCACCACAACCCAGCATCGCGGCACGGATTCCATCGCGGAGGATCGGCTTAACGTCCGTCTCGAATGATGCGACCAGTGTTGGAACGCCGGACTTAAGCAGGTGGGCGATCACACTGTCCAGCACAGTCGTTTTGCCCATGTTGGCGTGGCCGGTGAAAACCGTCAGCGTCCCCGGCACGATGTAAAGGCACGGCCTTGATGTATCGCCGTTGTCGTTGAGCGGCCCTATCCCGGTTTGCCATGCGGTGAGTTCAGGGCGCTCGGGGAAATCGTCGATCGTGTAGAGGCCCTTGATCGGCATGGGCTTGGCGCTGTTCAGGACATCGCAGACAGCCTCCAACCCATGAGCCTGAAGCGTGTCGTTCAGATCCTTGCAGTCCGGCCCATAGTCCACGAATGAGCAGCGATCCGCCCCAAGGTGAGCGACGAGGTTTGCCCTGAGTTTTAGTCCGGCTTCGTCGGAATCCGTCGCGAGGATGAAACTCTCAACGCGGTTGAGGAGGTCGCGAGCGTCCCAGAGATAATCCAGCTTGCCTTCAGCTCCAGAAGCCCCGTTAGGAACGGAGACTGCCCTGAAGCCCGCCTGGATCGCGGTCAGCGCGTCCCACTCGCCCTCGCAGATCACAACCGGCTTCTTCGAATCTTCGAGGAGGCAATCGTGGTTCCACAGGACCAATCGGCCGCCCTTGTCCATCTGGTGGCGCTTTTCGGAGATCAACCGATACTTGTGGTTCGCCACCTTTCCCCGCTCGACATAGGGAACCGATAACCACGCCTTGCCGTCCTTCGTCTCGGTGGACAGCCCGAACTTCTCGGCCAGCTCGGCGGAAATCCCGCGCCCTTCGATCCACTCTTTGTGCCGTTGGTGCAGTCCCATCGCTCTCAAATCCTTTGTGTCCGCAGTGGTGACAGAAGAAAACCAAACCGCCTTCGACTTCAGTGACGCTCAGACATCGCTCTCGCTTGTTTCGCCGGGTGTGAGAGCATTCCGGGCAAATCTGTTTTCCGGGCTTCAACACATCATGGCCCTCCCATCATCGACCTCGCGGGCAACACGGCGGGAGTTCACCACCC